CTTCTGTTACTATTCGGTGTAGTGAGTCGTGATGTTCTCGTAATTCCGTATCGTCCATGTCCTTTACGAGAACTTTGCCACGATTATAATACGTAGCAAATAAATCTTCGTTTTGTGTCATACCTTTAATCACCTCTCTTTTTAGTTGTCTTAATGCGAATTGAATCCTAAAAGAATCTAGAGTATTTGCTGATACTTGTTGATGGTGAATGCTTCGCCAGTTTTTAGCGGCTGCACACTCCCCATTTAAGATACCAGCATTTACTATTCCACAACTACAGAGCCAAGACATTTCATTTGTAGCCTCTAAATTCTACTGGTAAAACCTCATCGTATAAGAATGCTCTATCACCTATGCTAAAGAATTCAATTGCTTTTTCATTCTCTTGAATAAGCTTCTCATATTCTTCAGCATTCTTGTGATATTGCTCGGCCAGTTCTTTATCACCCCGTCTTTCACAATACTCTACTGACTCACGAGCATTCTTTAGCCAAGTGTGATAATACTTTGCAAGTGACTTCCTAAATTCCATAAGTTAATCCTTTGTCGAATCTGATGTTGATGCTTCAACCGCTAATCTGAATGTAAGTGAATTTTTGGCAGCATACTCCTGAATAGCGGCTTGAACTTCAGGACTTCTTAATTTTCGCAATCTAGCATTACGCCTGTTCTGCTTATTGCGAATTCGATTCTTATCTTTCTGAATCGACTGACTCCCGGCTGATTTGAAGTAGGTTCTTTTAGGCATTGAAGTTTCGACTAACTTTGTATATTTCAGCTTCAACGTCAAGTAGCTCTTTCTTCTTAGCATCAATACGGCTCTTTAAGTCTTTCAACTTATCAAGCTCATTAATAGGAAAGAGAAATGCTGTCATAATTGGACCGTTTTGTGTGCTAGTCCAGAGTCCATCTACTACTTTTAGATTTGATTCTAGAATATCACATTCAGGCCATCTAACTACTTTCATTTTGCACCTCAATGAGTGACTCATATCTTTTAGTGAGGATGTCTCTTTTAAGCCTAATTAAAGTAAGGCTCCTCTTAATCGGATACGAGTCACTCATTCAAATGCACTCGCCTAGTCGAGTGGACTGGTATTTCTCCTTTAGTATTCCAATAGTAAACTAAGGTCATGTGATATCAAAAAGAAGGTCGGTCATGCTCGGTGCGTCTCGGTGCCTCGTCGGTCGTCGTCGGCGGATTGTGGCACGACTGAGAGGCTGTAAGTTGTTGAAAACAAAGAACTTCCCTAACAATGATATTATACCACACTCTACCAAGAATGTCAAGGTGGTGTTCCGGTTTGGGGAGATTTTAATCTTACTAATGTATATATATAAAAAAATATATATAAATAAGTAAGATTAGAATACCATCAAAACAGAAAACCGACCCCTCAAACCGGAGGGAGATACCTAAGTCAAAATTCACATCGTCCTAAAAAGTGAGCAAAAGTTCGGAAAAGGCCGATGTTTATTGACGAAAACTCTTTCAAAAAATGAAAAGTTCATCGCCGGATGTTCACTTAGAGGGATTGAAACGTTACAAAATCCTACGAAACGCTCCGAAACCCTACGAAATCCTACGAAATGAACCGATGTTGATTCACCTGTTAAGGACAGTCGATTTTGATTTGGGATTAGAAAATCTAGCTTTTTGACTGGAAGCTAGAAACCAGAGAGTGAAGAGAGTTACTTTGCAGGAGCCGAGAACTGCTTGACGAATCCAGGCTTGATGAGAGCAACAGCCTCTTCCAGTGGAACATTAGCACCACGGGAATAGTTGCGAACAACAAGACGGAATTGAGTCTGAACTTCAGCAGGCCAAGTCGGTTCAACGAACTCAGCCAACGGGTCAGAAGCCGCAGTATACAATTCCTCGTTGTATCCTGCAATCAGATACCGGACCACATCAGCTTCATTCTTTTCAGGGTCAAGCTTGATCGTTTCAAGAAAAGACTGAATACTGTTTGGAAGCGTTTCCGGCAGTGATTCGTCGAACTGCTCGTATTTGATAACGATAGAACCCTTGCCACGAGTCCTACCAACCTTCATACGAGTTCCGACTCCCGTTCGCTTTGCATTCTCTTCAGTCACGAATTTCTCTGCATTCGTGAATTCAGAATCAGCCGCTGCGGACGGTGCCTCTGTTGCGACCTGTGATAGAACCCTTTCGATGTTTCGTGCCATGATTACCTCTTACAGTTTGGTATCGGGCGGAATTGCCGTCAACCACGAGCCAATTATATCACAGACCGCTATCCAAGTCAATCGTTGTTTCCGTCTCGTGTCAAGATGCACGTTCCGGTTTAGCTTCTTATCACAAAGCTAATGTAACTACGAAACATATGTTAACCACGGAAAGACCCAGATAACGGATTGTATCAGCTAGTCTAGCAGTAACGGCAGCACGTTGGCTGCGCTAGATTAGGCTTATGATACAATCTTTAGAAATAGAGTCTAATTCACTGCCTAGAATCTGAGTTATTGGTGTTCTCTTTCCCATTCTCTTTTCTGATGTTCAAGAATGAGAGCTGCTATTAGTTCGATTGCTCTCCACGCTGGAACACTATTCATATTCCAGTTATTGACAACAATCTGAACTTCTCTCATCGTCTCTTGTTCAGCTAGTGTAGCCATTTACTTTCTTTTCCTACTTCTCTTTCTAATTATCTTCATAAGGCCGGGCCTGATTAAAGCCGCAGCCTCATCCACTGTGATACCTGCTACGCGAGAGTAGTTCCAAACAATCAATCGGAATTGTTGCTGGTCTTGCTCTGTCGCGTATTTTGACTTTAAAGGTTTCACAGTGACACCTGCTGAGTAACTTCCGTGAGTCTTGGTCGATTGAAATACTTCGCCTTTATCAATCGCGGAACCGAGACGAAGCTAGCAAGAGCTAACTTGTGTCGCCTCAGTTCCCGATTGACTCGGCGGCAGTTGACAGTAGCCTTTGTTGGCCTGCAATAGATACCTGATATCATCATGTTGGATGCTCCTGTATCTAGGCAGTCAATTAGACTCTACTTCACTCTATCAGTAGACACAACACTCCCATTTATATCTTGGCAGGGAAACTGCTACTACAGTCCGGCTTGTCAGGCCATGCCAAACGGTTCACTGGCTTCACATGCTACGGTAAACGTAGTTGCAGCGACGGCTGCGTGAGCACTCGAACCAGACAAACTATACTATAGCATCAGGCGTGCCAAGCCGCTAATACAATAGGTTGGGTGTCAGCAGGATGACATACTACATATAGGGGCAGCGGCTGACAATTAGTGTCACAGTGACAAATAATGTTTGTCACATGACAATTAATGTCACTACTATATATGGTATGAGTATCCCCCACTACACACATCCTATAGTGGTTCCATCTTGGCATGAAAATTGCGGCGCGTCCCAATGAATATCTAGTCTACCAAAACCAATGAATATCTGGTAATCAAAAACTAATAATACTACAGTTAAACTAATAGAGTCTCATAATATTAAATTCCTCACAAACTGATAGTTTCAAAATTTGAAAATTTCATCGAAAATTAACCGATTTTCGCCAATTTCCGTTTGACATACCACATATTGTATGCTACACTTAGCAGGCGTCAGGAGTGGTGTATGATTTTAGATGAAAAGGAAGTAATAGAAAGATTTGAGTCACCTTTGAATCTTTTAAATAGACTCAGAGCTGGTCTATCTCACCACAAAAATCAATCCAAAATCGTCTCTATTCCTCCAACCGCAGAGAATCTAATAGAAGATTTAGAAGAGAAACTTAAGTATGGTGGTCTTAAATCAAAAGCGGCTGGTATTATGAATGATTGTCTAGAAGAATTGAAGAGTAGGATTGGTGAAGTAGATAAGCCTACTCAGCTTGCCGCTGTCGCAGAGACAATGAATAAGATTATTAGTTCTGAGGATAAGAATAAGAAGAGTGATTCTGACAGTAAACCACAGTATGTTATTTACACACCAACTTTTATTAGTGAAGAACACTTTGAAACTATCTATGTCAGAGAATGACAACAGTAGCTTGGATTGCTATAGTCTCCATTACAATTACAATACTAATTGTTAGTATTACCGCTCTAATTAATCTTGCTTATAAGCAGGGTCATATGGGAGCGAGAGTAGAAGAGCTAGAAAGATGGAGAGTAACCTTGAGAAGAGACATGCACGAAATATCAGACAAGTTAGAATATTTAGGAATAGAACTTAAAGCAATTCATACATTGATTGATGAGAGGACAGAGAGAAGAGTAATTAATCCAAAATATTTACCACCAGACATGAATCCATTTAGGCGTGGAGAAGATAAATGACTAGAGATTCTATTCTACTCTACGTTGGTGCAGTTTCGGCTCTACTCACTTATATAGCTGTTAAACCACCTACTCAATGGGATTATCAAGAGTGGGTTCAGTTTGGTATTGCTGTTTGTGGTTATGCTATTGGTAAACTTCAAACTTCTCCACTTAAAGGTGAAAACGATAGGTAATAAGAAATGCCTACTCAAGCACTCACAATCGGTCCAGTTCACACTCTACTACAGAATGTTATTTACGCATTACCGGCTAGGAATGTAAGAATCCAATCAACTACAGCCGTTGAAGTATCACTATCGACTACGACTACAGCATTTGCAGTATTAGCAAACTCAACAACGGGCGCTGAAACAGCAGCCGCTTTTGTTCGTTGCACAACTGGTGCTACTACTATTATTTGTAAAGCTGTATAAACTAAGTGACTATTCAAGAACAGATAAATGCAGGTGGAGAAGTTCTACTGCCACTTGGAGAAGTTCACTTATCAGCTCCATTATATATAAATAATCCTGTTCATATAAGAGGAAATAATACAATATTAGTTTCAGATTTAGGAAATCCTGTAATAGATATCGGTCCAACATCATACACTTCAGTTTCTAGGATTAAATGTATTAATGGGGGAATATATTTTAGACCAAGAAATAATAATTCTGCACCATCCTTTATAAATATTTCAGATTTATTTGTGGATAGCGCACAGTATGCAATAAATGATGACTGGTCTGCATCATGGATGACAACTATAGAGAGAGTTTGGGCATCAGTATGCTCTAATGGATTTATAAAAAATGGAGGGACTACTACAACTTACAATAACTGTCATGCCTCAAATATTTCTGGGAGGGCATGGAATTTATATGGGGTGTATGATTCAAAAATTATTTCAAGTGCCTTTGATGGTTGTGTTGCTAATTCCCAACCAGCGGCTCAATTTGTCAGTTGTAGGGGATTATCTATAAGTTCTTTTGATTTTGAATCTAACATTTCTAAAGGTGGTGCCCTAATCTATATATCTAATTGTGATGCATTAAATTTGAGTAGCATCTATAGTGTTAAAAATTTTCTTAGCCCAATTGGAAATAATGCATCTTATTTAGTTCATATTAATAATTCTAAAGGTAGTTTAAGTGGAGTTTCATTAGGTGGTATTCCACGAGATACTCCAGACATAGCAGATGGCAGTCCACTAGGTCATACAGTAACTCTTATAATTACTGGTAGTAATATATCATTACTTGTCAGCGGCTGCACCATAGCTCCATGCAGAAAGAACATAATTGAGCAGACTGCATTTGGATTAGTAGATCAAAGTGGGAAGGCTGTTATTCTTGCATCAAGTATATATCCAGATTTCGGTCCTGGACAAAACTAACTAGTATGGAACTAAATATTCCAAAAGAGCTAGACCAGATATGGAAACCAAACAAGAAACAAGAACTGTTTCTATGTCTACCTTTAAGTATTAAGGAAGCTCTTTATGGTGGTGGTGCTGGTTCTGGAAAAACAGACGTTCTATTAATGTATGGAATAGTTCATAGATGGCATGAGAATCCTAAATTCAAACAAGTATTTATGAGAAGGACTCGTCCAGATATGAAGAAGGAAGTAGTTGGACGATGTAGAGATATTTATCCAAGATTTGGTGCTACATATAATGGAACTGATATGATTTGGACATTTCCTCGTGAAGATCAATATGGAGCTAGAGAGATTGGAGCTAATGCTGGCGCTCAAATATTCCTAGCACATTGCGAAGAAGAAAAGGATGTTCATAACTTTGATTCAATGGAAATTAGCTTATTCACTCCAGATGAGTTAACTAACTGCACTGAATACATTTATCTTTATATCTGTCAAGAAAGAAATCGTGCCCCAAAAGGTTCTAATCTAACAGCGATTACTCGTGGGGCGGGAATGCCGGGTGGGGTAGGGCATACATTTGTAAATAAGAGATTTATAAAACCATTTCCGACTGGAAATAAAATTATCGTTGGTAAAGGTGGTAATAAAAGGATATATGTCCATTCAACATTAGATGATAACCTAGAACATATTGATCCAAATTATGCACAAAGTCTAGAAGGCAGACCAGAAGCTGAGAGAAAAGCTAAGCGGAGAGGTGATTGGAATGCTTATCTTGGACAAGTATTTGATGAATTTAGAGATAAACATTATCCAGATGAACCTGAAAATGCACTACATGTAATTCCTCCACATGAAATACCAGTATGGTGGCCGCGCTTCATCATAGGTGATTGGGGATTTACAGCAATGACTTATATTGGATTTTATGCTGTATCTCCTTCAAAAAGATTGTATTTGTTTAGAGAATTATATTGGCTTAAGACTAAAATTAAAGAATGGGCACCAGTTGTAAAAGATTTTGCTGACAGGGAAAGTCCAAGAATCATTAAATTCTGTCGTAGTGCTTCTCAGGATCGCGGACTAGATCATACTATTCAATCTCAAATTGAAGAAGCTCTTGAACGACAAATTGAACTTAGTAACAATTCACCGGGATCTCGCGTGGCCGGTAAGATGCTACTTCATGAGTATTTGAGGTGGAAACCGCTACCACAAATGTCACTTGCTGAATTACCGGCTTATGATGAGGAAAAGGCAAGGTGGATTCTAAGAAATAAAGGAATGGAAGAGTATAAGTCATACTTATCAATCTTCGAACCTCCTAAAGAGGAAACTAATATTCCACGCCTTCAAATATTTTGTTGTGAACAAGATAATCATGATGGTCATCCCTATTGTTGTCCAATTATGATTGATTCAATTAAAGCATGTAACTATGATAAAGCTAGAAATGGTAAGCCTGCTGAAGATGTAGCCGAGTTTGAAGGTGATGACCCTTATGATGATTTAAGGTATGCTGTAGATACTGCTGAAAGGTATTTTGAAACAGCCGCTGACGAGTTTGACAAGATTCGTAAACAGGAAGAATTAATACAGAAATTACATTCAGATAATAACTGGACTGCATTTTATCGTAATATGGAAAGAACTGAAAGCTCAAATAAAATTCGTCCTGTTAGGAGGTATCACCATTGAGAAAGATTCTTCTTCTAGTTTGTTTGATTGCAGTTCCAGTTAATGCACAATCACCTGTAGCTACTCCTAATTCATTACTTGAATGGGACCAAGCTGCGTTAGATGTTTCCACTGCACAGTCCTATATTTATAAATACTATCTAGATGGTTCACTCACAGGATTTGTATTGAGTCCTATTAATTGTGTTGCAAACGGAACGTTGTTTAATTGTTCCACTAAATTTCCTACTATATCACCAGGCACTCATACTCTTCAACTAACAGCAGGTAATGAAGCAGGAGAAAGTTTAAAATCAAGCCCTTTCGGGTTCGCTTTCGTCACCGTTCCAATAACTCCTGGTAATATTAGGATTAGGGGTGGTGGATAACTAATGAATAAGATAGTTAAATTCTTTCATGAGTTATTTCATCCACATTGTATTGAATGTGTTCAAGAAGAAGAACATAAACAAGTATGTGAATCATGTGAGACTTTGAAGATGCAGTTATCTCTTGCTAATCAGAGAGAGAAGGAACTATTATCCTTATTGGTTCAAAAGAATCAACCTCAATCTGAACCTGTTACAAGTAATGTAGAATTAAAACCAATAATGCCAAGAACAGTTCCTTGGAGAGTTAAGAGGGAGATGCTTGAAGAAGAGGATAGAAATAAGGCTAGGGTTCTTGCTCAACAGAAGAAACTCGAAGATGAATTAAATTTGGAAGTTAATAATGCCGCCTCAAGAGCAAAAGAGACAGCAACCTAAGCAGCAAGGTCTGTTACAAAGAATTTTTGGTTCTCAGGAAATGAGTCCAGAAGTATTGCAAGCTATTGAAATTGCTAAGAAAGAAATACCAGATTTAGCTCCTGTTCAACCTTATGGTATGTTATCTCGTTTATTTGGTTCTGATGCCCAAGCATACACTTCTCCCGGAAGAAATATTTATGTAAATCCGGCTCAAATGCAAGGACAGTCACCTCAAGATATTGCTGATGTATTAACTCATGAACAAGAACATGTCAATCAAATGAAACAGAGAAATTCTGGAACTGTTGGTGAGTTTTTAAGACAAGCATTTACTAGACAGGGACCATATCATCAGCGAGAAGATGAAATGGCGGCTTTTCAGAAAGAGAAGGATAGACGAAATCGTATGGGACGTTCTGGAACTGCAACTCCCTCTTTCCTGACTGGACAATTTAATGTTCCATATGATGTTAAGCTACCAAACGAAAAACTAGCAGTAAGGAGATAACAAAATGATTGGTTCAGCCGTTGTCACCTCGAAGATAGGGCCGGGATTAGATACAGCCACAGCTATGCCAGTTTCTAATATTTCAAAAATAGAATATGATTTAGCTCATGAAGTATGTCGTATTCATCATCTCCTAGAGGGAAAACCTAAGATTACTGAAGTTGGTTTAGTTGGTGTTACTGGGATTGTAACTACCACTAGTGGAGTAACTGGCTCGACAGTAACTTTTGGGATTAGTTAAGATTTATAATGCCTAAACCCAAAGAACTAACTGAAAATCAAAAGCGGCTTCTAACTGAAGTCGTTCAACATTTCAGTAAGGAAGATGTCGAAGTCCGTGAGAGACAAATCCGGACTTGGAGACAGTTAAAGTTTCTTTGGGAGGGATTTTCACGTATTTATTATAGTGATATTGCACATGATTGGCGTATATGGGATGCACAACTTCAAAGTGAAGATGATAGTAACCAAGCTAATTATGATAAGACAATAAATATTTTTCGTGCTTATTTAGAATCAATTATTGCTGCATTATCTGTTACAGTTCCTCCTATTAAATGTTATCCAGATGATGCAGATAACGCGTTAGATTTGTTGACGGCTAAAGCTGGTGATAAGATTTCTCAATTAATTTATCGTCATAATGATGTTCCACATGTATGGCTTCATGCACTATTTATTCATTATACTGAGGGAATGGTAGCAGCATATACTTATTCAAAGTCAGATGAGAAGTATGGAACTTACGAAGAGAAACAAACTAGAGATGAAGAAGAATTAAAAGATTATTTGAAGTGTCCTAATTGCGGCTTTGAAAGGGAGAAAGAAACTGACGAGTTCATGCCCACTTCGTGCCCTGAATGTGAGTATGGAAATGGTATTGATGATGAATTAAATGGTCCTGAATTAGGGTTACAAGAAGAAACAAGATCTTTAACAGTCACTAAGATTGTTGGAGTTACTAAAAAAGCAAAAAGTCGTCAATGTATTGAATGTTATGGAGGCTTATATGTAAAGGTTCCAGTTTATGCTAAGAGGCAGGAAGATTGTCCATATCTTATATTTAATTATGAAACTCATTATGCATTAGCCCGTGAAAGATTTCCAGATATTAGAGAAAAGATTCAACCATCAGGACCATATGATCCTTATGAAAAGTGGGGTAGACTAAATCCACAATATCAAGGTGAATATCCATTAAACAATGTTACAGTAAAATCAGCATGGCTAAGAACCTCAGCTTTTGAAATTCTTAATGAGGCTGATTGTAATGAGTTAAAAGGGCTATTTCCCTACGGAGTTAAAGTAATTCATGTAGGAGACACATTTGCTGAAGCAGAGGGAGAGTCACTTGATGATTGCTGGACTCTTACCCTTAATCCTCTATCTGATTTTATTCATAGTGATCCTCCTGGGCTTTTATTGGTTTCTTTACAAGAAATTACAAATGACCTTATCTCACTAATACTACAAACAATTGAACATGGTATTCCCCAAACATTTGCGGACCCATCAGTTCTTAATTTTGAGGGGTATAGACAATTAGAAGCAACTCCAGGTTCAATTTATCCTGCTACACCTAAATCTGGGAAGTCTATGCAAGATGCTTTTTATGAAATTAAAACTGCAACTCTTTCTGCTGAGGTAATGCCAGTTCTTGAACAAACTCAATCATTTGCTCAGTTAGTTAGTGGAGCATTACCGTCGTTGTTTGGTGGTCAGTTAGATGGTTCTAAAACAGCATCAGAATATAGTATGTCAAAGGCACAGGCTTTACAGAGATTACAGACAACTTGGAAAGTATTTACTATTTGGTGGAAACAAATCTTCGGTAAGGTGATACCGGCTTACATTAAAGATATAGTCGAGGATGAGAGACTCGTTGAGCAGGATGAGCAAGGTAATTTTGTTAATACGTTTATTAGAATGGCAGAGCTACAAGGAAAAATTGGAAATATTGAATTGGAAGCCAATGAAAATCTTCCAATGACCTGGACCCAACAGCGTGATGTTATTATGCAATTGTTACAGGCTAATAATCCTCAGATTCTTGCTACATTAGCCGTCCCGGAGAATCTCCCTATGATTCGGGAAGCTCTTGGATTAGTTGATTTCTTTATGCCTGGTGAGGACGATAGAAATAAGCAGTTTGACGAAATTAAACAACTTCTAAATTCTGAACCGCTATCTGTTCCTCCAGACCCAATGATGGCTGAGCAAGCTATGGCTATGGGTGGTGAAGATCTCCCAGAAACACAAGAACCTTCTGTTGAAGTAGATCCAATTTTTGATAATCATGCAATTCAATTTGAAATTTGTCGTAAATGGATTATCTCTGAGGCTGGTAGACTAGCTAAGACTGAGAATCCAAATGGATATACAAATGTCTTATTACACGCACAAATGCATCATCAGTTCTTGCTGCAAAGTCAAGCTATGGGTGAAGGTGCTCCTCCAATAGCAGGACCAACCGAACAAGATAGAGAAGCGCCAATTCAAGGTGAGGAAAATGTTCAAGTTCAGTAGCATTCTGCAGTTGTTGTTTAGTCCTGATGATGCACCAGGTTCTGGTAAAGAACTAACTGTAAACGAAACTATTGAATTTCTTGATAAGGAAGAAGAGGACGAACCATTAGTATTAGATGATAAACCTAAAAAGAAGGAAGAGAAACCGGAGAAGGAAGATGACAAAGAAACTCCGGTGGAAGACGAAGAAGATGACGAGAAAGAAGATGATAAGACTGAAGATGATGAAGAAGAAGATTTAGAAGATAAAGAAGATGAACTCGATTTAGTAGTTCCAGTTCGTCGTAAAGAGATTCTAGCTAAGTATCCAACACTATTCAAAGAGTTTCCTCATCTTGAAAGAGCTTATTATAAAGAACAGCAATATTCTGAAATTCTTCCAACTATTGATGATGCTAAAGAAGCCGTTGAGAAGGCAACAGCATTAGACAACTTCGAGAAAGATTTGCTTGACGGTAACACTGAGAAGATTCTCAAAGCCGTTAAGGAGCAAGACCAGAATTCGTTCCATAAGATTGTAGATAACTATCTAAACGTATTGGGTAATGTTGATAAGGATGCCTACTACCATGTAGTTGGGAATATTATCAAGTCAACAATTGTTTCTATGATTCAAGAATCAAAAAGAACTGGTGAGGCTGGGGAGCCGCTAAAAATTGCTGCTCAGATTCTAAATCAATTCGTTTTCGCCTCATCCGAATTTGAACCAAGTAAGCCTCTTGCTAAAGCTAGTGATTCTAAAGATGACACTCTAAAAGAGCGTGAGAGGCAGTTCATTCAGAAACAGTTTGAACAAGCTAGGACTGAAGTTACAACTCGTGTTGATAATATACTAAAAGCTACTATCAATGCAAATATTGATCCTAAAGGATCTATGACTGATTATGTAAAGAAGAATGCTTCTCGTGAAGCATTAGAGTCTATTCAGTCATCAATTAAGGAAGATCCCAGGTTCAAAGCTATTGTCAATAAATTGTGGGATAGTGCTTACAATTCAAATTTCTCACGTCAATCTATGGATAAGATTAAGTCAGCATATCTTTCAAGAGCAAAAACGTTTATGCCTAACGTCATTAAAAAGGCACGGAATGAAGCTCTTAAAGGTATGGGTAAAAGAGTAAGTGAAGAATCAACTTCACAATCAGGAAAACGGCCGTTACCAGCAGTAGGTAGGCATACCTCAACATCTGCCAAATCAGAAAGAGAAAAAGCAAAAGAAATTCCACGCGGAATGAAGAGTGTGGACTATCTAATGCAAGATTAACAAAGTTACTGGAGTAAAACTATGGCAGTTGTTGAGTCTAATGTAGATGCTCTAGAACTTGAGCGTGTAATCCCAAAGATTCGCGTTCTGTTCGAGCGAGACGATAAATTCTTCTCTGTAATCGAAAAGAGACCGGCAGAGAGAATTTCAAATCGTCAGATGCGGGTTCCACTAGAACTACGTCCTGGTGGCAGCTTTCAGTATTTTAATGCTGATGGTGGCGATTTGGGTCGTGGTGGTGGACCAACCTGGGATAAGGCTGTTCTTAATTGTGTATTCGTGTCAGAGAACATTGAATATACAAAGCTAACCCAGTGGGCTACTGACTCTGACCGCAAAGCTGTTACTAATGCTGTTCGCAGGCTTACTGCAACTGCGTTAGATGAACTGCGGAGGCAGTTAGACGCTCAAATGATGCAGGCTGGGAATGGTGTTGTTGGAACTATTTCTGCCGTTGCAACAGCGGCTGGAGTAGATACTTATACTTTGGATTCTGATGGTTTCGGAGCTAGATTAGTCCGATTCGGTCAGACAGTTCAGGTATTTGATACTACTCTTGCAACTCTCCGTGGTAGTGGAACCATTACAAAGTGGGATGTCGAAGGTAAGGTTATCGACGTTACTCCTGCTATTGCTGGTGCTACTGCTACGGATGTTCTAGTAGTCTCTGGTATTAGTTCACCAACGTCACTTCCAGCTATCTTTGGAGTGCCTTATCACCACAGTAATGCTTCTACTGGAACGTGGCTTGGTTTTAACAGAGCTACCACACCAGAAATCAGGTCTAACGGAGTTAATGCGAATGACAATGCGTTGACTCTTCCATTGCCACGCCTTGCGATTAACAAGATTGGAAATCGTGTAGGCTTGGATAATGACGTTGCTCCTGATGCTTGGACCCATCCAGCACAAAAGCAGGCATACGAGGAAATTGGTCAGCTTGTTTCTGTCATTTTCAAAGATCCTAAAGCACAGGGTCTTGATATGTATTTTGACAGAATGCAAATGGCTGGTGCTCCAGTTAAGTGCAGCTTTAACTGGAACCCAAAACGTATTGATTTTGTTAATAAGGAAGTCTGGGGTAGGGCAGAGATTCTTCCCATTGGTTTCTATACAACTGATGGTAGGAAAATCTTCGAACTCCGTGGTGCCAGTGGTGGTGTTGCTACTAGCGATATCTTCTACATGGTATACGGAGTCCAGACATTCGTTAGTAATCCAGCCGCTACTGCCTACATTTTTGACTTGGCAGTTCCGAGCGGATACTGATAGAAAAAGTTAACAACAGGAATCAATGGAGGTGAGTGGTGATTCCAGGTTTGGTTTCGAGGCTATCAGAGCGAGTTGTATCTCTAACGAATATCGTCCAGGTAGACTCTGATATTCTTAGAGTCAACTCAACAACTACTACTACAGTGCTTACGACTCTTCTCTCTAGAGTAGTAACTGGTAAGGCAGGCACTATAGTATTTGTTGTAAACGGTAGCGGTAACAATATCACTACCAATACGACAGGAAACATTGCAGTAGCCGCAACTATTGCAAACGGGAACATGGCTGTGCTTGTTTACTCGCCATCATCGGGTAAATGGCATAGAAGCCTATCTAGCTAGGAGTGAATTGTTAGGAGTTAACTATGAGTGATCTCCTGTTTCAGAATCTAAGCACTGTGCAGTCGGATAAGCAGCCGCAGCCTCCGACTATTGCATCTGCTACTACAATTGCGCCAAACACTTTTATTTCATTCGTGAGTAGCACAACGGCTATTACCACGATTACTCCACCTGTAACTGGTGCGCATATGTTGGTGTTGATTCCAACTGCTGCTCTACCAGCTATGGCAACTACAGGAAATATTGCTGTGGTCACTACAACGGCTACTGCCAATGTTCCAATCTTATTCTTCTACAACCCAATTACTGGAAAATATCACCCATTACAGGCGTAGACAGAAAAACTACCGGGGCGCGCATGGTCTAATACGCGCAAACAAATCATGTTTCTGTCAATTCTTTGTCCGTCGAATCGTCCTGAGCAGCTAAAAGTATTTGTTGAATCGGTTATGCATAATCGAACTAACTATTCGGTAGAAATTATTGTTTTAGTAGATGATGATAAGGAGTATGTAGACAGTAGCAATTTAGATGTAAGAGTGATTCATTATCCCTCTACAAATCCATTAAACATGGGAATTTTGAACCAAAGATGTTACGAGGAATCACTTGGTGATTGGATTATGTTAGCTAATGATGATTTAACTTGTCATACTGTGGGATGGGATGTAATACTTAGAGATAAAATTAAAGAGCACGCACCTGATAATATTGGATTATTTTGGCCTCATGACAACATGTTCAATGAGAGGCTTGCATGTTTTCCAATAGTTTCTCGTAAGGTTCTTGAAATGGTTGGATTCTTTCCAACTCCATATAGACGATACAAGATTGATGATACATTGCATTATATTCATCCTGTAGAGAGGAGAGTTTATATTCCAGAAATTATCTTTAGTCATGATAATGATAAAGGAACTATTGGATTCAATTTAGGAGATGGAAGAATTTATCCAATTGATTTAGAAGCCGCTAAAGTTGATAATGAATTGTGGGAAACTGAAAAATTAAGACGCGAAGAGATGAAGAGAAAATTAAGAGTTAATGATAATCAATTTCGAGTTTTAATTGGGGTTCCTACTGGCGAAATTACAAGAAGGGCATCATTCTATGATTATTTTAATATGCTTGAAAAGCCAAATGGAACTGTAATGACTTTTGCTCATGGACAATCACCGGCTAAAAATCGTAATATGATTATTCGACAAGCATTAGATTATGATTGTTCTCATATTCTCTTTATAGATGATGATGTAGCATTTCCAACTCATACTCTAAGTTCTTTATTGAAGCATGATAAGGATATTGTAACAGCCCTTCACCTACGTAGGAATCATCCCCATCAGCCATATATTTTTGATCTGGCTTATGAAGATGGTTCTTGTAGACAATATATTCCGGGTAATGAAGTAGAAGGATTAATTGAGATTGTAGCCTGTGGGTTGGGCTGCTGTTTGATTAAAACTGATGTATTTAGAAAACTTGAAGAACCTTGGATTCGTCTCGGTGAGTTATCAAAAGATGAGTGGTGTGATGATATTGGCTTCTTCAAAAGAGTAAGAGAAGCCGGATTCAAAATCCACTGTGATTTAGATTTATTTGTTGGGCATTTTGCTCCATTAACAGTATGGCCTGGTAAGCAAGATGGTAAATGGCAGACAGTTTATGATACGGGAGGAGCGAGTCAAATCTCGTTTCCAGCATGGAGTTAACTGAAACTATTGATTCTTTGAATATGCAGCTAGCTGATCTCTATGGTGTTGATACAATTACAGGAGATCCTATCTGGCGTATTGTCTGGTCAGAGGATCAGTTTGAAAAAAGACTAATGGATGTAACTGATGGTGGAATAACGCTATTAGTTCCAGAAGTTCGTTTAGTTCCAAAGTATAGACAGTGGGTTCATCAGAAGTATGTATTGGAGAGGTTAGTAGTTATTCCTGAAGTTAACATACCAGAATTACCAGCAACCAAAATCTCTTATGAACCAATTTTTGTTTTTATGGATAAAAATGATAATTATCTTCCACCAATATTTCCTGTAGCTCAGATTGTAATTGATACAATATATGCTGCTCAGGGGAAATCTTCTTTAGCAAAGTATGTAGAAAATGCAGATGAGGAAAAGATTAAGTCTGTTCAAGAGATACACGATTACCTTTACGGAGATGAGACAGATGTAACGGATTCACTTCGTTACAAAACGGGAGTTGTCGTCCCAAGGAGCTACGAATCATGAGTGCATTACTATTTGCAAATCGTTTAGCACAAAGAGCCGCTGTTAATCCCCTGGATAAGAGCACACTAGTTTCTGTTTATCCAAAAGATATTAATTCTGAGAATGTAACTATCCAACCAGGAAAATTTTCAATTCCGGCTGGTAATTATGAAAATCCTAGTTTACTAGTTATTGGTCCATCTTCATGGTGGAAGGATGTTGGAGAGGATCAACCTTTACTGGAAATTCCTGTTTCGTCTGTAGTTATTGCCGACTCAGTTGTTAACGATTGGTCTAAAGGATTACTTGCATTTGGAACAGAATCCAAACCTGGCTTTTTCTTTCTTCCTGGTGATATTGGAATTAAAGAACTTAAAGAGAAATATAAGAACCATCTCGACAAGGCATTAGCAAATCAGAAGCGATGGTTTAGTGCTCTTGTTCAAATGGCTGATACTCTCTGGTCACGAACTAATGGTAATCCACTTGGTATTTCTGATGATATGAGACTAGCCGCTCGTGAATTGGGATTGAATACTAAAGAGTGGCTAGCCAATTTCCAGGCAGTTGAGCATGTTCGCTGCTTTGCCTGTGGTAATATGAAGAACCCTGCTTATCCTGTTTGTCCTACTTGCAGAGCTATTGATTCAAATCATCCAAAAGGTAAAGATATTAAGTTTGCATCGTAGGAGTTAAGATGACCGCTGGCGATGTAATGGACCCGGTAGCTTCGCTGCTTAATGACACAGCTAAACAAACGTATACTTATGCAGTTCAGCTACCGTATCTAAAATTGGCATTGAAAGACCTCCGAAAGAAAATGGAGCTTTCAAATATGCCAGTAACAAATGAAAGTTCAGCCGTTCTTACTTTAGTCGCCGGAACGACAACAGTATCAAAATTAACTACCCCAGCGCTCCCAACTGGATTGGTTCAGATTCAGCAGTTATGGGAATCACCTAGTGGGACTGATAACTTTATCCCAATGGATAAGAGGGATTTTCTTCCACATTATTTGGCTGGGGTTGAAATTTCACAGTTTAGAATTTATACTTGGATAAGAAATACAATTAGTTTACTAGCTGCAAATCAGCCTATTGACTTGAAGATTGATTTTATTAAACAACTATTTGATGATATAGTTGATGAAAACTCAGAAATTGATGTAATTAATGGTGATTCTTACCTGATCAACAGAACAGCGGCTTATTGTGCAAGATTCATTGGTGAGAACAAAACAAGAGCAGATGAGTTAGATGGCTTTGCTATCGACTCACTTAATGATATGGAAGGAATTGAAAACAAAGCAAGACAGGCTATTTCTACTCGGCGTAGACCTTTCCGTTCTGGTTATAAGCGTAGGGGAATTAGCTAGTGCGGGATCATCAACCTATAACTCTTCGTGAATTTAACGGCTTATGGCAGAGGGGAGAACCGGATGAAGTTCCATTAGACCATTTTCAGGATTGTGAGAATATTAGATTTGTTGGGGATGGTGCAGTTGCAACAAGGTTTGGAATTGATAAACATCAAAATGTAGCCGTTCCATTGGGGAATGTTGTTAGAACTTATAATTATATTACTCCTACAGGTTCAACTCTAATAGTATTAACTTATGATGGGACTGATGGGAAGATTTATCATGTAGTTAATTCTACTACTGTTCACGGTCCGTTACTGACTATTGCTGGAATGGAAGATTTTGGATTTGGGCAGTATGCAGGCAGAGCATATATAACTCCATTTAAGACCTTCACTCAAGGTGCATTGAATATTGAAAAGGGGTTACAAAGTCAATTCTTATATGTTTATAAGGGAGATGGAACTGTAGCACGTAAAGCTGCTGGAGCAACACCGGCTGGCACATTAACTGTAGGAGATGGAGCTGCTGGTTTTACTGATGCTGGTTTTCATTTATTTGGTGTAGTAGGAGAGACGGATACTGGGTTTCTATCATCTCCTATTGCATTTGCAAGTCATACTACAAGTGCAGCACTTTCAGTTTCATTTTCTACTGTTCCAATATTTAGTGGTGTTCAGTGGATTAAAAGGCATATAGTAGCAACGAAGATTATAGTCGACTACAATGGGAACACAACAGGTTATACTTATTATTTTATACCAAATGCTACAATTAATGATAATATTGGAACTACTTTAAGTAATATCTCATTTTTCGATGCAGACTTATTGGAAGATGCTTCTCATTTACTTGATAACTTTTCTGAAATACCCGCTGGGGTTGGTATCGGTTTTTATCACAATCGCTTGTGCTTATATACGACTTTTAATGATATTTCAATAGTTCTAGTTTCAGCACCAGGAGAACCAGAAGCAATAAGTCAGATAGATGGTCTAATAGTAGTTCCTCTTGATGGTAATCCAATTACTAATTTACAAGAGATGAGAGATGTAATGTAT